GAAAACCGACCCGTAACAGTGCCGCCCTCATCCCTCCGTGTGGAGTGGAGCTCGGTGTGGACACGACCGTTGTGTTCATGCCGCAGAATGCTGTCAATAAACGTGCTGTCTGCCTTGTCAAACTCACGCAGCTTAACCAGAACCTGTGCAATCTTTGCTGGGTGGTCGTTGAGGAACGACTTGGTAAATGACGGCGCACCCTTCTCGGTCCTTGGGTACTCAAGTTCCAGCTTGTCGAACATCTTTTGGATAGATGCGGACGCCCAGATGTCCACCTCCATACCCGCTTCTTTCTCAACGATGCCACGCAGGTATTTACTCTGCTCACGGAGAGTCTTCTTGTTGCGCTCGGCCTTATCCACATCAACACGCACACCTTTGGATCTCATGTCCAGCATGCATGGGATCAGACCTATCTCGAGGTTCCAGACATCCCACAGTGCATCCTTTTCGATCAGCACCTTCAGGGCTTGCCACAATGCCAGCGTAGCAACAGCGTCCATCTCAGCGTACCCACCAACAAACTTAGGCGGCAGCTTGTACATCTCTGATTTAGGGTTCAGGCCACGCTCTATCGCCGCAGCCTTGAGCAGCTTCTCGTCCTTGCGGATACCAGCGTAGTCACGCGCCATCGCATCAAGGCCAAAGGACCAACGGTTCTCGTCAACCAAAGCACCCGTAACCATCGTGTCGATGATACGCCCCTTGATCTCGACGCCCTCGGCACGGAGCCAGCCCGCATCATAGGTCGCGTTGTGCATGATCACGTCCATCTCGGGGACAGACATCTGCTTTTTGATCCACTTCATCGTGATCCGTGGATCAAGGTTGTGCCCATTCTCGTGGCGGATAGGAAAGTACCCTTTGTATTCTCCAGCTGCAACGGCAATGCCGATGATATGCCCATCGTTACGCGCCCATCCTGGGCCCAGTGTAAGAAGATTTGGGTCCTTGGTCTCCAGATCGAGGGCAACTTCTTTGTACGATGTTAGATCAGGGTACTCAGTGGGGATGTTCCAATCATCCTCGATAATGTTCATCTCACCCTTCATCTGAAAGTTCAGGTCGCTGTGCTCACCGCCCTCGGCAGAGAAAAGATTGTTCTGGGTCATGCCTTATCCTTCTCAGATACTCTGATGGCTCGCTTTAGATGTACGTCCAGCCGCGATTGGATGTCATTCTCACGGTCAGAGAACTCCGAGCCCAACGCACTGTACCCACACTTGTCGATCCACGAATCCGCATTGGTGAGATCGTTGAGCAGACGTGCTGTCTTCAACCAGTCCATCATCAAAGCAACGTGCTGCGCGTTCACATGACCGTGGGTCGTTAGTGCCTCTCCGATAATAGCGTTCCAACCTACAGCAATCCGCTCGAAGTTATCGAATGCATCCCCGTAGTCCTTGGCCCTCTGTCCATTGATCAGTTCTTTTGCGGTGTCTAATACTTCATCACGTTTCATCTGAGTCTCCCTTTTGGACGGAGGCATTCTTTTCATACGGTTCGTACTCAGACCCGAACAAGGCCTCTAACATTGGTTCAAGCATTTCTACCATCACTCTCCTTCGATCCTTCGGCTTGATGTCTGGGTTTTCGCAAACATGTGTTGCGACTATTGCGATTGCTTCAAGTCCATTCATAATGTGTACCTGTATTTGTTATCAGTTTGCAGAATGTAGAGGTTGTGCCGTGCCCGTGTTACACCAACGTAGAAGCATCGATGCTCATCGTCAGGGTAGTCAGTCTCCACACAGGCCTTCGTGGACGCAGTGAAAACAATGCAGTTGTCGTCCTCTCCGCCCTTCATCGCATGGAACGTGGACAGTTTGATCCGAGGTGGGGACAGAAGGTCCTCGCCCCTACGTTGGATGGCATCGATGTAGTTTCGCTCACCCGCGCTCACCCGCAGTGCGTCATACGCAGAGGTCTCCGCACCGATCAGAAGTCCAAGGTCGGACTGCAACTCGTTCATGGTGAGTTCCGCCTCTGGGTCCAATGCATCCAGCAGCTTGGAGGATCCACGGCGTAGGGCCGCGTCCTGCCCCTGCTTGGGCAACCCAAGATACAGTTGGAGTATACGCTGCAGGGCAACGCTCTTGTCTTGGCACAGGTCTTCCCATGTCAGGATGTTCCCCGTCAGCTTCTCTGATATGCTGGGGTAGCCCCGCACGGAATACTTAAACCCCGCACCTCGGAACCAGTCCGCCATCTGCTTGACTTGGAAGTTCGTACGCGCCATCGCAGTCCACGACCCCTCAGTTACAGGGATGTCGTCAAGTTGGTAGACGTACTCAACGCGGCCCTCTTCCTCACGGGGAAGGAACTCCTTCTCCAACCGCTTACTGATTCGCTTGGCAATAGTGTTGGCCAGACGGTGCACGGTCCTTGGAATACGGTAGGATTGGGTGAGCCGCTCAACTTGGTCCGAGGATTGGATGAACATATCAACCTCAACGCCCGTCCAACGGTGGACAGCTTGGTCGTCGTCCCCTGCGATGATCACGTTGTCAGCCTTCTCAGCAATCTTCTCCGCCATCTTCCACTGCAACGGGGTGAAATCTTGAGCCTCATCGATAAACAGATAGTCCAAGCTAGGCGGATCTCCGATCTCGATGTACTTCTCGATCATGTCCACGAAGTCGTACTTGCCCATCGTGGACTTGTACTCGTTCATCTGCTCGTGCAACTGGACCAGCTTCGGATAGTACAGGGCTCTGTTCCCCTCCTTGTTGAACTCCTGCTCGAGAGTAACCATGCGATACCGAGCACGGTGCTCCAACTGGAGGTACTGGGATCCCGATCCACCGATCGTAGGCATAGATACGCCATCATCGATGTTCGTCTTGTCCTTGCCTTCGAAGTTTAGGTTGATCTTCAAGCCAAGGTCTTCCCAGTCTTCGCTGCTCATCACGTCCTGTTTCTGCAAGCCAAGTCCGTTGAACCCAAACGAGTGACTGGTACGCATGTGCGGGAAGTCCTTGGGTGTCAGGTTGAACTCAGCACAGGCACGAGAGACCATCTCCTCGATCGCCTTACGGGTGAACGAAATCACACCGATGCGAGACGGGTGTGTGCCTCCAGCAATCGCGGCCTTAATCTCTTGGATCAAACGATAGGTCTTGCCGCAACCTGGGGGTCCCAAGATCAGGAGAGAGTTGTCAATCATAGCTCTTTCCCCCGAGGTCTGTTGCTTACCCAGTCCTCGATCTCCGTCAGAACCCAGCGGCTAGAGGACCGCTTGCTGTGCTCACTGCCCAACACCAAGGGTAAGGGGAAGTCAGGGTTTGTTTGAGCGAGCTTGTAAACGTATGACTTGGACACGCCCAACAGCTCCGCAACTTCTCCTACTCGTAGGAGTCTATTAGAATGGGATGTCATCGCTCATCTCCTTGACTGATAACTGTATTTCGTTTTCCTCGAACGCTGGAACTGACCAGCATCTCAACTTCGTCCGACTACCGTCCGACTTTCGGATGTTCTGAACATTGTTTTCCCCACCCAAGTCTCGGATAAGCTGGATCAACTGACCGCGGTTCTCTACCTTGAACCTACGGTGGTGGAGGAACTCAATCAAACCTTCCAGCTTGAACTTCGTAGTCCCAGCGTCTGTCCAAGGTTTGTTCATCTCCATCTCCTCTGGGGCCATGGCTCTGATGTGGCTGGTGCAGTACGACAAGAGGTGGTCCTTGAACTGTCCTTTGATCGTGGCCTCTTCTGGTACTTCCAACATTGAAGCTCCTTGCATCAACTGATTGACCATCTGCTGCCACCGCTGCGGTTTAATAGTAGGCGGCATCAGGTTCATCTGCTCCATGCATGCTCGTTGCCAAAGGATCTGGTTCTGCAGTTGCTCTGTTGACAGCTGGATACGAGCGCCGTCGACGTCCATGAAATAAACCCGAGGCTCAGAAAGCATGATCGTCAGCCCACCCACCGTAGGCATATCAGGGTTTGTGTCGTTGATCCCGTGCTTGCGACTAGCGCAGAGGACAGGGTCACAGTAACTCTTGAACGGTTCTTCCTTGCACTTGTAGCCCCAGTCCTTTCGTTCAAGAGACTTGTTCAAGTTCATCACCTCGTGAGAGGGCAGCGGCTCAGAGCAAAGGGTTCGGTTGTACTCATCTAGCTTGCTCTTCCAATCATCAGGCTCCGACAGCTTGGCGTATATACCGCACTGGTACATGCAGGTGTTGCGCGGAGTATCGATAGGACCGTCCGAGAACAGGTGCTCAAGGCAGGGCGGGCCGTCAGTGAAGTGCTTACGCTTACCTGCAAACCGGAACCCCTCAAGGTCGGACTCTGAAACCCGAGCCTCCTCCACGGCATCCAAGAACTCGTCTAGGTCCAAGGCCTCAGTGTCAGAATTAAAGCAGTACCGTAGCGGCATCTCGGCGTTGAAGTAGGGCATGTTAATAAAGTTGCCCACATCTCCCCGCTCCGCGATAATCGTGTCCTGCTTGGGGAATATCTCGCACCCGCTGAAACCCAGAGCGATCGACATCTCGGACAGGTAGTCTCTGATGCTGGCTGCAGGGGCCCAGTCCTTGAGGAACAGGTACAGGTGAGCGCCGCCAGACTTTGACCGGCAATGCATCAAGGGCAGCTTTAGCTTTTGAACCTTGGCCTGTAGTTCGTTGTGGTTCAGATCGTAGACATCGATGTCCAATGCCGCGAACATACACATGTTGTCTTCGTTAATAGGGATCGCACCAACGCCCTGCTTCCCATCTATGTGGGACTGCACGAGCACCTCGGTCAGAGGAGATCGGACGATCATGCTTTTGGATTCTGCCTTGCCGTTCCGTCCAATGCGACCAACTGTAGTCGTACCGTGTGCTGCTTTGGCACCCGCGAATACTGCAAGCAACCTCTTTGCTTGTGTCATTTACTGCTCCCAAGTGAAGTTAATTGGGGGCGGTTGACAGTTAACTATCGACCACCCCCGAGGCTGCTTAGAACGGGATGTCATCATCCTGTTGTACGGAGGTGGCTGGTGGGACAGCGCCCTCCGGAGCAGCTTTCAGTTCGCCCGCGGCTACACTGTCGCGGAACGTTTTAGCTTCTAGCATTAGATCACGGCTCTGTACCAAGCCGACCTTCTCAACA